CTCGCTCATTCATCGCCCCACTCATCACAATATGCTTCGACCGGAGTTTTTCCTGCTTCATAATCATCACGCCATGCTTCAGCATCAGCAGCACTGCCACCACGTAACTCTGCATAGTCCATTAACAGTTCATGCCATTCTTCAAAACTGACGTTGTATTTAGTTGAACCAAAATCAGCCATTTTGTTCTTCCTCTTCGTCTTTTATTTCGTGATATGAGTAATTGCAGTAGTTAAAGAAAATATCTTTTGCTTCGTCATGTATTTCATCAGGCGTCGCATCATCATCCACTTCGAATTCATCCTCGAAATCTCCACCGGCTATTCCCGTTTCAATAATTATTTTAAACTTTCGCATTTAACTACCGCCCTTTCGGGCGGCCTCCTGATGTTCTGAGGGTGCAGAAATCCCTCCGGTTAAGGATTAAATTTTTAACAGAGCTAAATTTAATTATTCAGTTCTGGATTTTGTCGCCCTGCGTATCCGCGCTTTCGCGTTACGCTCAATCTGAATTAGCTTTTCTATATTTTTTCGCCTTTCCCGCTCCTCCTGACGCAAGAGCCTTACATCATCTGCCAGTCTGGTTTCTCTTTTCGCCACAGAGAGCATCCAGTCAAATGGCTCCACAACTGCACCGCAGATTTTACAGCGGACCTGACGCTCTTTTTCGTCAACCCGGACAGAGGCGTGATGACAATATGGTCTTTCCGATGGCTCATAAAGAAAATTAACCTGATTACGAGGGTCATCCTCTTTTACCGGAAATAAAACGATATTGCTTAACTCATCCTCTGGTTTTATTTCCATGCTCCTCTCCTTTGATGCGAATGCCAGCGGTAATTGAAGCCTGATAGCTAATTTCACTCACAGTACCGCCTCCTGAAAATTACCCTGATAGAAAGCCAGTACACGCTGCATAGCTTCACTCTTCCGGCACTCGCGACAGATTATGTTTAGGCGACTGTCGTAGCGACGTATTTCTCCGTCAGGTAACGACCAGATAAGGTCCGGATCAACCACAACCGGTTTCTTCAGCTTTGCCCTCGATAATTTTTTGCGGGCATTTTGCCAGTCTTTACGAGCCTGTTCAGACGGGAATAACCCGTAGCCAGAATTGTATACATCGCCACTGGCAACCAGCTCTCTGGCCAGAACGCTCATCAGATATCTTGTTGCCCCAGTTTTAGCTTCCAGTTGTCGTAACGTCTCGCGCCCACTCTGGCGTACGAGTTCAAGAACCTGTCCTTTAATTTTTTCCCGCTCTTCTTGTGTAAAAACTTTTGCCACAAGCCCTCCTGAAAATTACCTCATGACCAGAAATTAACACTTACCCCCTGAAGCCCGGCGGAATTTCGTTATCCGGTTCAGAAATATGATTCACACAACGCTGGTTGTTCGTGCCGCTTACCGGGAGCAGCCAGGGGTTTTCAAAATTCCGGTCCGGTCCAAAAAACGTCGTCGCTCGCTGAACAAATTCCGTTCCCGTTTTCCCGGTAGCCGCAAGGTATCTTGCGTAACGCCTCACGCCATCCAGCATGGCCTCTGGTGGCACCCCCTCGCGTAATCTGGCTTTCCAGGCACTGAAAGCGGATTTCTTCGGGTTTGCCCCGGCACGCAACGGGTATTCCCGCCAGACCTGTTCGAACACATCAGGATAATCCACTCGTCCCACAGGCTGCCCGGTGTTTTCCGGGACTACCCGATCGGCTTCCCGCTGAATGGCGGAATCGGCTTCAGGCTGCTGAAGTTGGTGTGATTGCTCCTGCCTTGCGGTCATCACCTGCTGCACAGCGCCCGAATCGGCTTTCAGCGCATACGCTGAATCGGCTTCCGGTGTCGTGCCTGCGGGCTGGCCAGGAGTGACGGTCTGAACATCCCCTGCCTGGTTCGTGGCGTTTTTTACGCCATGGACCATAGTGTTTTGATCTTCTTGATCTGTATCTTTATCTGTATCTTTATCTGTCGTGACTCGTCGTGACATGTGCGTGACATTTCGTGACTCGCCGTGACAATCGCCATTTTGTTCCCGCTTTCTTTCCCTCTCTCGCTGCGCCCTCTTGCGCTCTGCCGGAGATTTTGCGGTTTGCGAAATATTGCCGTTGTCCTCTTTCAGCACCTGGCGTTTTTCCCATCCAGTGATTAAATCACCATCAAGTACCCGCCCCTGCATCGTCTGCAAAATTGAATCAATTACCTCTTCTGTCACGTCGAGCGCACTTGCCAAATCTTCTGTCGTGACATCAATGTGACCTCGCGTGACATTTCGTGACGCGCTCACCAGGAGGTGGATATACACTGCCATCACTGTTGCAATTGGCTGCCCTGACACCCTGGCAATTGTTCGCCACTTAGGGTCATTTGGCATGTCATGCCATAATCTGAGCCAGGCGTTAGCCATACTCACCTCTTCTGATACCGAATCTTTTTACTCACGAGTTGCCGGAAGCGATTCGATATGGCTATTGTCAGTCAATGTACTGCCACAGCATTTCCTGCCGGGCCACCACGGTTCATCTGATTGAAACCGGCGATTGCCACTGCGACAAAATCATCAGCGTCTCTCACCAGTCGCTCCCGCGTCTCCACCAGCTCCCGAAAATAAGCTGAACTGTGGCTGCGCATTCTGGCCACCAGCAAAGGTGGCATTGCCTTTTCGATCGCTGGTAACAACGCCTGAATTTTTTCAACTGCATCAGGGGTGTCTTTCTCTACCCAGCGGAAAATTTTCTGGGTATTGCGAGCCAGGGCTTCCGGATGGCTGTCGTCATACAGTTCCGGGAACGTCATTCCCAGCTCGAAATACGCTTTGGTAATTTTCGCAGCCGGTACTTTTTCGCCGTCCGGATGCGCCCAGGCATTCATCGCCATGCGGATGTGTTCATGCTTGATTTTCATGAATCCCCCCTTGGTTAGAAGGCGGATTATGATCAGAACCGGGAATGACAACCGTCGGTATGTGTAACTCATATTTGAGCGCCCCGGCAGTGACTGCCTGAATTAGCAACGCCCATTTCCACGGAACCTCTTCCCCCCACATGCTGACTGTGGTTTTTGACGTTCCTAGAGCTGCGGCTGTTTTAACAACTCCGCCAAAATAGCCTAATACTTCTGATTTTTTCATGAGTCGCTCCATAAAACTGAACGTCAAAAGTTTAATAATCAAAACCAAAGAAAGTCAAGAAACAAAACCATCTGTGTTTTAAAATCAAAACATGAGCAAGCAAACTATATCTGAACGCATAACCCAACGTATGCATGCGCTAAACCTGAAAGGCAAAGACCTTGTCAATGGCACTGGCGCATCAAAAGGCTCCGTAAGTCAATGGATGAACGGTGGAGGAGCGCCGTCCTCGCGTTACATAAGTTCACTGGCAAAAATATTGAAAGTAAACGAAAATTGGCTTCTTAATGGAGGAGAGTTAAATACAGGTGATTCGCTTGATCTATCTTTACCGCCGATAAAAACGGTTCCGCTACTATCACTTCAGCAGGCAGCAAGCTGGAGTGATTATATGAAAAATTCCTCAATAACCTCTTGTGTGCAGCTTGTCGGAGAAATCCCGGTCAATACCTTTGCAGTTGTTCTAGAGAGTGACAGTATGTCAACATCTGGTGGGGGAGTTTCCATCCCAAATGGTTCAACAGTTTTTGTTGATCCCGATCGAACCGTACAACCAGGAAATATTGTCCTTGCCTTACCCAAAGGGACCACAACACCTGTCATTCGTAAACTGGAGATAGAAGGGCCGGATATTCTTTTAGTCCCCACGAATCCTCGCTACCCTTCAATTATGCTGGATGATCTATCTTGCATATTGGGCGTATGCTTTAAAATTCAACAAGATATTTAACCAACCTCATCTATTTGATTAACTGTATGCCATCGTGGTGATGGCTTAACAGCTGCCTGCTTAAAATGTTTTGATAAAAAAACATTGACCTGGAAAGTTCGTTTTTCTAAACTTCATTCATTCCCTCACCCCATCCTACAGAATGCAGGACAATACTTCGAGTTACCAGGCAGTGGTCAGGGGTTAAGTAGCCAGCCCGAGGCGTAAGAACATGACGGCAGGGTTCAACTTTAATAACTATGCAGCAGGTTTTTGTTCCGCTACCCCGGCGTTAAGGGGAAATGAGGTCAGCATGGATACTATCGATCTTGGCAACAACGAATCTCTGGTGTACGGCGTGTTTCCAAACCAGGACGGCACCTTCACCGCAATGACGTATACAAAAAGCAAAACGTTTAAAACCGAAAATGGTGCCCGTCGCTGGCTGGAAAGAAACTCAGGTGAGTGATATGGATTTTGACACAATCATGGAAAAGGCTTACGAAGAATACTTCGAAGGCCTTGCCGAAGGCGAAGAAGCTCACAGCTTCAACGAATTTAAACAGGCGCTTTCCAGTTCGGCAAAATCTAACGGCTGATAAGCGAAACAGCACCGCGAGGAATCAGTATGCAGAAACGAGAACCCGTCATCATCGCGCCAGACTATACCGATGATGAACTTTATGAGTGGATGCGCCAGAAAATTAATGCAGCGCAGGATCTGAAATGGGCTAATGAAGCCAGAGCTAAGCAGGCTGAAAATCTGTCCGCTCTGGAGCAGGATATCACCAGGCTGGAAAAAGCAGCGGCATTAAGCATTGCCAGAATGATTACATACCCGCGTTAATAGATAACCAACGAAGCTAAGGTTGGTAATTAAGGAGTTCTCCACGGGTGAGGTGGAGTGCGTGCGCCGGACACGGGTGAGCATCCGGCACTGACAGTTTACTGAAAGGATATTTCCCTGAAAAGTCAGACCATAACGCGAAAGCGCACGGCGAGGTAGCTGGTTCATAGATAGCCTGTCGTTAAATTTTCGTCGACCGTGCGCTTCCGGTTGTGGCAATCCGCGAAATGGCGCGGCGGTAAGTATGGCGGGGTTATTCCTTCCCCCGTTGAGGACACCGGGTTGTCAGGTTGACCATACGCTTAAGTGACAACCCCGCTGCAACGCCCTCTGTTATCAATTTTCTGGTGACGTTTGGCGGTATCAGTTTTACTCCGTGACTGCTCTGCCGCCCTTTTTAAAGTGAATTTTGTGATGTGGTGAATGCGGCTGAGCGCACGCGGAACAGTTAAAACCAAAAACAGTGTTATGGGTGGATTCTCTGTATCCGGCGTTAATTGTTAACTGGTTAACGTCACCTGGAGGCACCAGGCACTGCATCACAAAATTCATTGTTGAGGACGCGATAATGAAAACGTTATTACCAAACGTTAATACGTCTGAAGGTTGTTTTGAAATTGGTGTCACTATCAGTAACCCAGTATTTACTGAAGATGCCATTAACAAGAGAAAACAAGAACGGGAGCTATTAAATAAAATATGCATTGTTTCAATGCTGGCTCGTTTACGTCTGATGCCAAAAGGATGTGCACAATGAATTCAGCATTTGTGCTTGTTCTGACAGTTTTTCTTGTTTCCGGAGAGCCAGTTGATATTGCAGTCAGTGTTCACAGGACAATGCAGGAGTGTATGACTGCAGCAACCGAACAGAAAATTCCCGGTAACTGTTACCCGGTCGATAAAGTTATTCACCAGGATAATATCGAAATCCCGGCAGGTCTTTAAAACAGTTCCGTAATAAATATCCGGTTTCATTCTTATATGCCAGCAATGGCAGGGATTTGTTCATCCTTAAATCTGTCATGAGGTTAAAACAAATGAGTAAAGTCTTTATTTGCGCCGCTATTCCTGACGAACTGGCAACAAGGGAAGAAGGCGCTGTGGCTGTAGCCACAGCCATTGAAGCTGGCGACGAACGCCGTGCTCGAGCAAAATTTCACTGGCAATTCCTGGAACATTATCCGGCTGCTCAGGACTGCGCTTATAAATTTATTGTCTGCGAGGATAAACCTGGCATACCCCGCCCTGCCCTCGATTCATGGGATGCTGAATATATGCAGGAAAACCGCTGGGATGAGGAGTCTGCTTCTTTTGTCCCGGTTGAGACTGAATCCGATCCGATGAACGTCACTTTTGACAAGCTGGCCCCTGAAGTACAGAACGCTGTCATGGTTAAGTTCGACACATGTGAAAACATCACCGTTGATATGGTTATTAGCGCACAGGAATTGTTGCAGGAAGACATGGCAACATTCGACGGACATATCGTTGAAGCGTTGATGAAAATGCCAGAAGTTAACGCCATGTATCCGGAGCTTAAGTTGCACGCCATTGGGTGGGTTAAGCATAAATGTATTCCTGGTGCTAAATGGCCCGAAATTCAGGCAGAGATGCGCATCTGGAAAAAACGTCGCGAAGGTGAACGCAAGGAAACCGGAAAATACACGTCTGTTGTTGATCTCGCCCGCGCCAGAGCCAGAGCCAATCAACAGTACACTGAAAATTCAACAGGAAAAATCAGCCCGGTCATTGCTGCCATTCATCGCGAATACAAGCAGACATGGAAAACACTGGATGACGAACTGGCCTACGCTCTCTGGCCTAGTGATGTGGATGCCGGAAACATTGACGGCAGCATCCATCGCTGGGCAAAAAAAGAAGTTATCGACAACGACCGCGAAGACTGGAAGCGTATCTCGGCATCAATGCGCAAACAGCCTGATGCCCTTCGCTACGACCGCCAAACTATTTTTGGCCTTGTCCGTGAGCGTCCGATCGACATTCACAAAGATCCCGTAGCACTGAACAAATATATCTGCGAATACCTGACGACAAAGGGCGTGTTTGAGAATGAAGAAACAGACCTGGGCACTGTTGATGTTCTCCAGTCATCAGAAACACAAACTGATGCAGTGGAAACTGAGGTATCTGATATCCCAAAAAATGAAACCGCGCCGGAAGCTGAACCATCTGTAGAGCGTGAGGGGCCGTTCTATTTCCTCTTCGCAGATAAGGACGGAGAAAAATACGGTCGCGCAAACAAACTCTCTGGTCTGGATAAGGCACTGGCTGCTGGCGCCACTGAAATCACAAAAGAAGAATATTTTGCCCGAAAAAATGGCACATACACGGGCTTACCGCAAAATGTAGATACCGCTGAAGATTCAGAACAACCAGAGCCGATAAAAGTTACCGCTGACGAAGTAAACAAAATTATGCAGGCAGCCAATATCAGCCAGCCTGACGCCGATAAGTTGCTTGCTGCATCACGTGGTGAATTTGTTGAAGGGATTAGTGACCCGAATGATCCGAAATGGGTTAAGGGGCTCCAGACCCGCGATTCTGTGAACCAGAACCAGCATGAATCGGAACGGAACTACCAAAAAGCGGAACAAAACAGTCCAAATGCGTTACAAAACGAGCCAGAAACGAAACAGCCTGAACCAGTAGCGCAACAGGAAGTGGAAAAAGTCTGCACCGCCTGCGGTCAGACCGGCGGCGGCAACTGCCCTGATTGTGGCGCGGTGATGGGCGACGCAACATACCAAGAAACATTCGATGAAGAGTATCAGGTTGAAGTTCAGGAAGATGATCCGGAGGAAATGGAAGGCGCTGAACATCCACACAAGGAGAACACTGGCGGCAATCAGCATCACAATAGCGATAATGAAACTGGCGAGACGGCAGATCACCCAATTAAGGTGAACGGTCATCACGAAATCACATCCACCAGCAGGACGTGTGACCATCTAATGATCGACCTTGAAACCATGGGAAAAAATCCTGATGCCCCGATCATCTCAATAGGTGCAATATTTTTCGATCCGCAAACCGGAGATATGGGACCGGAATTTAGTAAGACTATCGATCTGGAAACTGCTGGCGGAGTCATTGATCGGGACACCATTAAATGGTGGCTTAAGCAATCACGCGAAGCGCAATCTGCCATTATGACCGATGAAATCCCGTTAGATGATGCACTGTTACAATTGCGAGAATTTATCGACGAAAACTCCGGTGAATTTTTTGTTCAGGTTTGGGGAAATGGAGCCAACTTCGACAACACGATTTTGCGCCGTTCATACGAACGGCAGGGGATCCCCTGCCCGTGGCGTTACTACAACGATCGCGATGTACGCACAATCGTTGAGCTGGGGAAAGCCATAGACTTCGATGCCAGAACGGCTATTCCATTCGAAGGTGAGCGCCATAATGCACTTGATGACGCCCGTTACCAGGCAAAATACGTTTCAGTTATCTGGCAAAAACTGATCCCGAGTCAGGCTGATTCTTAATGTTCAACTGTCGCCGGTTGTGACTGGTATTCTGCAACCGGCGCTCGTCTGATGTAAGAGATAAAGAAATCGATGAGCGAAGTAATCATGATTGTCTCTCCCGGCAAATGGGTATCCGAAGAGCAGTTAATTGCGCTGAAAGGAATAAAAAAAGGTACGTTAAAAAAGGCCCGGGAAAAATCGTTTATGGAAGGAAGGGAATATAAGCATGTCGCTCATGACGGTATGCCATGGGATAACAGTCCATGCTTTTACAACCTGGAAGAAATTGATCGCTGGATTGAGCGCCAGGCATCAGCGAGACCAAGACGTCATCTTACTTGACTAAAAGCCACACTAACTAATGAGAGAAGTTGAAATGAAATATCCGACAGGCGTGGAAAACCATGGAGGGAAATTACGTATCTGGTTTGTTTATAAAGACGTAAGAGTCAGGGAAAATCTGGGGGTTCCTGACACAGCAAAAAACAGGCGCGTTGCAGGTGAACTACGCTCCTCTGTTTGTTACGCAATAAAAACTGGTGTTTTCGACTATGCAAAACAGTTTCCCTCCTCACGCAATCTGGAAAAATTTGGTGAGGCCCGACAAGATTTAACCATAAAAGAACTGGCTGAAAAATTTCTGGCACTGAAAGAAACTGAAGTCGCCAAAACATCACTCAACACATACCGTGCCGTCATCAAAAATATCCTGAGCATAATCGGTGAAAAAAATCTTGCCTCATCGATTAATAAAGAAAAATTACTGGAGGTTCGTAAAGAGTTACTGACTGGATACCAGATCCCCAAAAGTAACTATATTGTTACACAACCAGGGAGATCGGCTGTAACTGTAAATAATTACATGACAAATCTTAACGCCGTGTTCCAGTTTGGTGTTGATAACGGTTACCTGGCAGATAATCCGTTTAAGGGGATCTCGCCATTAAAGGAATCAAGAACCATTCCGGATCCTCTTTCGCGGGAAGAATTTATCCGTCTTATCGATGCGTGCAGAAATCAGCAAGCAAAAAATTTATGGTGTGTTTCTGTTTATACTGGAGTTCGCCCTGGTGAGCTGTGTGCACTTGGATGGGAGGACATAGATCTGAAAAATGGAACAATGATGATCAGGAGAAATTTAGCAAAAGACCGTTTCACGGTACCAAAAACACAGGCGGGAACCAATCGGGTCATTCATCTTATTAAGCCAGCAATCGACGCTCTCCGGAGTCAGATGACATTAACGAGACTGAGCAAAGAGCATATCATTGATGTTCACCTCAGAGAGTATGGCAGAACAGAAAAACAAAAATGCACCTTTGTTTTTCAACCTGAAGTGTCAGCGAGAGTAAAAAATTATGGTGACCATTTTACCGTTGACTCAATAAGGCAGATGTGGGACGCAGCGATAAAACGTGCCGGACTCCGCCATCGAAAATCATATCAGTCGAGACATACTTATGCCTGCTGGTCGCTGACAGCTGGTGCTAACCCGGCATTTATAGCAAACCAGATGGGCCATGCAGATGCGCAAATGGTATTTCAGGTATACGGAAAATGGATGTCTGAAAACAATAATGCACAGGTAGCTTTGTTAAATACACAGTTAAGCGAGTTTGCCCCAACCATGCCCCATAACGAAGCAATGAAAAATTAATTTAATATTTATCAAATAGTTAACACGCATGACTCTTGAAATCCATAAATTCAAGCGCAGTGCCCAGCCATCCCGATACTGCTGCTTTCACCAAATCCTTAGTGCTTCTTTCGTGTTTTTCTATTGTCATAATGGTTATCTCTAAAAAAGAGGTAAGATGCGTACTACTTACTCGCCGTTATTGGTATTATTCAGAAAAAGTGAGTAAGACTTTGCAGCAATGTTTTTGATCCTGTTCAAATAAACTAATGGCATCAGCAACATGCTGGAAATCAAACGTATGGGTAATTAATTTTTCTGGTTTAATTAACCCTTTACTTAACCAGTCGATAACGATCGGGAATTTATTTGCATTTAAGCGTGAAGAGAAAATAGAGAGTTCTTTTCCGGTAATTCCTTGCTGAATCACTTCAGACGGTTCACTGGAGAACCCCATCAATACAATACGTGCCGCTGGAGAAGCCAGCGTTACGGCCTCTTTCAGGATAGAAGGATGACAAGCCGCATCGATAATTAATGTCGGCTTGATGCCTTTTTCAGTGAAAATCTCGCCAAGCGGTGTCTGGCTGTTATTAATCGCCCAGTCAGCCCCGCTCTCTTTCGCTTTTTCCAGTCGTTCATCAATGCGATCGGCAACAATCACATTTTTAACGTTATAGACGCCTTTTAATACCTGAACGATCGTCAGGCCGATTGGACCGGCACCATAAACCAGAACGGTATCATTTTCAGTCGGTTGACCATGTCCGGTTACGTTAGCCGCAATGGTAAAAGGTTCGATCATTACCGCATATTGATCGGCCACTGCTTCAGGAATTTTCCACGCATTTTTTGCCGGAACCACGGCATATTCACTGAAACCACCGTCAGCGTGCACACCTAATACAGCCAGTGTCGTACAAACGTTCGGTTTACCTATAGAGCACGGATAGCAATGCCCACAGCTGACCACCGGATCGACAGCAACACGTTCACCGACTCTGGCGCTTTCCACGCCTTCACCCACTGCATCAATGACGCCAAAGAATTCATGACCAATGACGCGCGGATATTTCGCAAAAGGATTATGCCCACGATAAATATGGCTATCTGAACCACAAATTCCGGCAAGTTTCACTTTTACTCGTACTTCACCCGCTGACGGGGTGGGTATTTCACGTTCGACAATCGCCAGTTGATTCGGTTTTTCAATTAATATGCTTTTCATTATCTTACTCCTTACCAGTTCCACAGCGTGCCATCTTCCAGACGTGCGACTGGTAGATAAGCAGGTTCATAGGGATATTTCGCCGCCAGCTTTTCATCGAATTCGATACCAAGACCCGGTTTGTCTCCCGGATGCATATAGCCGTTATCGAAAGTCCAGTTGTGCGGGAAGACTTCGAGCATTTGTTCGGAATAACCCATGTATTCCTGGACACCGAAATTGGGGACCCACAGATCAAAGTGCAGCGCCGCAGCCATGCAGACTGGTGACAAATCGGAAGGACCGTGTGAGCCAGTACGTACCTGATACAGCGAAGCAAAATCGGCAATCCGGCGCATACCGGTAATTCCGCCTGCATGGGTCAGCGTGGTGCGGATATAATCGATGAGTTGCTCTTCAATCAGTTGTTTGCAGTCCCAGATGCTGTTGAAGACTTCACCCACTGCGATGGGTGTGACGGTATGTTGGCGAATGAGACGGAAGCATTCCTGGTTTTCCGCAGGCGTCGGGTCTTCCATCCAGAACATGCGATAATCTTCAATGCTTTTACCAAAGCGCGCCGCTTCAATAGGCGTTAAGCGATGGTGCATGTCATGCAGCAAATGTTCATTAAAACCAAACTTGTTACGTACCGCGTCAAACAATTTCGGCATGAAATCGAGGTATTTCTCCGTCGACCACAGCTGCTCTTCCGGCCACTGTCCTTTGGTTGCGGGTTCATAAGCCAGACCTTTACCTTTCGACATGCCGTAGGTGGTTTTCATACCAGGGATTCCGCACTGCACGCGGATGGCTTTGAATCCAAGCTCTTGATGACGGGCATAATCATCCAGAGCTTCATCAATACTGTGACCGGTGGTATGGCAATAAACCATCACCCCTTCACGAGACGCGCCGCCGAGTAACTGGTAAAGCGGCATGTTGGCAGCTTTGGCTTTAATATCCCACAGCGCCATATCAACCGCTGAAATGGCCGACATCGTAACCGGACCGCGACGCCAGTAAGCACCTTTATAGAAAAACTGCCAGATATCTTCGATACGGTGCGCATCGCGACCAATAAGCTGCGGACAAAGGTGATCCTGCAAATAAGAGGCCACGGAAAGCTCACGTCCATTGAGGGTGGCATCCCCAAGGCCCGTAATACCGTCCTCAGTGGTGATTTTTAATGTGACGAAATTACGCCCCGGACAGGTAACAAAAACTTCAGCCTTTACGATCTTCATGTTCGATTCCTTGCATCGCTTGTCGTGATGCATGAAATCCACGCAACTGAGCTACTACCATACAAGTATAAAGATCGAAAAAAGCCGGAGTGATCACAAAAAAAGGCGTATATTTGCGCTGTGAATGGTTGACAAAAGATGAAATAGAATACCTTTTGTCAGCTGACACTTCCTCTTATCTTATTGATAAAATGGATTTATGTTCCTACGTGCGCCCCCAGCCCGCAACAATGATCAACATGCCGCAAAGCGCAATCAACGCACCCGTCCAGTCATAAAGAGTCAGTTTCACGCCATCCACAACGCGCAGCCACATCAACGCCGTGCAGACATAAACGCCACCATAAGCCGCGTAAACACGCCCACTCGCCGCTGGATGCAACGTTAACAACCAGACAAACAGCGCCAGTGAAATCCCCGCCGGAAGCAACAGCCAGATACTGGCGTTTCGTTTTAACCACAACCAGGGCAGAAAGCATCCAATAATTTCACACAGCGCAGTAGCAAAAAATAGTAACGTTATTTTAATCATCTTTGTCTCTTATTGACATCATGTATAGTTATAGGGCGACATAATATCATCAATATAAACACCCTCCTGGTACGTTTTGCGTCCGCAGTGGATGGTGTAGAATCACCTTTAATCATTCATACAGGGAATGAATTATGAAAATCACTCTCAGCAAACGAATCGGCCTGCTCGCTATTCTGCTGCCTTGCGCACTGGCATTGAGCACAACTGTTCATGCCGAAACTAACAAACTGGTGATTGAGTCTGGCGACAGTGCACAAAGCCGCCAGCACGCCGCTATGGAAAAAGAGCAATGGAATGACACGCGCAATCTGCGCCAGAAAGTGAATAAACGCACTGAAAAAGAGTGGGATAAAGCCGACGCCGCTTTTGATAACCGCGATAAATGTGAGCAAAGCGCCAACATCAATGCCTACTGGGAGCCCAATACTTTGCGCTGCCTGGACCGTCGAACTGGCCGCGTTATTACCCCCTAACCTGTTATTGATTTAAGGAATGTAAGGACACGTTATGCCAAGCGCCCACAGTGTTAAGCTACGCCCGCTGGAGCGTGAAGATTTACGCTATGTACATCAACTCGACAATAACGCCAGTGTGATGCGTTACTGGTTTGAGGAACCCTACGAAGCCTTTGTTGAACTCTCTGATCTGTATGATAAGCATATTCACGATCAGAGCGAACGGCGCTTTGTGGTGGAATGTGACGGCGAAAAAGCCGGTCTGGTGGAGCTGGTGGAAATTAACCATGTTCATCGCCGCGCAGAATTTCAGATAATTATCTCCCCGGAGTATCAGGGGAAAGGTCTGGCAACCCGTGCCGCCAAATTAGCAATGGACTATGGCTTTACCGTTCTCAATCTCTATAAGCTGTATCTGATCGTTGATAAAGAGAATGAAAAAGCGATTCACATTTACCGCAAGCTTGGCTTTTCGGTTGAAGGTGAATTGATGCACGAGTTCTTTATTAATGGTCAATATCGTAATGCCATTCGCATGTGTATATTCCAGCATCAGTATCTGGCAGAGCACAAAACACCGGGTCAGACTCTCCTGAAGCCGACCGCACAATAGCATTAATAATAATCGATCGTATTTTTGATGGTGTAAACCCGTTCGACGGCGGGTTTTACTCCTTCATCAACAATGATTAGCTGACAGTCCACCGGATTAGCGTGACTGTCATATTCACAGCTCTGTTTTACATTACCAACCCGTTGATTATTCAGTAAAGTAACCGCTGTGTAATCTAATTTTTTGATCGGATCCGTTGATGGCGTGGCGCTGACAGATAATGTTTTGTCGTTACTTTTCGTGGTTTTACCCAGCGGATAACCCTGATCATCATAGCGATATTCCATCTGCATTTGTTTGCTGCTGGCTTTAATCACGAAGCCATTATCATCGGTTTCCCAACTCACCCCGGCAGAAGGTAATTCTGCTAGCTGGCATTTTCCCTGTAAACGTACTCTCTTCTCCAGCGTCTCGGCATCACGGTAATAATTGGCGTCCAGTACCAGAGCGACCACGGTATTATTTTCCAGATCCAGTAATTCGAGTGAATCAAAACAGCCTTCTTCCGACAAAGTCCCAGAAACACGTTTCGTCACTTCACCTTGCTCATCCATTAATGTCTGAGTGAAATCTTTTACCGGACCACGCAGCGGATCAAAATCGAATTCATTAGAGAAACTGGCCATCTCAGGGGTAAATGAAAGTGTTACCTCTGTGCGGTCACATCCTGTGAGGAATATCGCGAGTAAGCATGGTAGTAATTTGTATTTCACAACAGTCACCAGAGAGTAGAGATGATTCTCAATCATAGTAGCAAATACAGTACTTTACACGTTAAATGCTATGCTTAAAGAAGTTATCTTCGCGTAAGGAGCTTATGATGAAACTCTCAACCTGCTGTGCCGCGCTTCTGCTCGCCCTCGCCTCACCCGCGGTACTCGCCGCGCCGGGATCCTGTGAGCGCATACAGAGCGATATATCACAGCGCATTATCAATAATGGCGTACCCGAAAGCAGCTTCACGTTAAGTATTGTACCCAATGACCAGGTTGATCAGCCTGATTCCCAGGTCGTCGGCCATTGCGCTAATGATACGCATAAAATTCTCTATACCCGCACCACCAGCGGTAACGTCTCTGCTCCCGCGCAGTCTAGCCAGGATGGCGCGCCTGCCGAACCGCAGTAACACATTATCGACTGAACGCCGGATATGACAAATCCGGCGATTTGAACATACAACATAATCCCACCTTATTACTCATACCCTTCTATTGATATGGATTAATAATTCTTAACCCAAAATGGGTAGACTCCCTCTATTGTTAGCGCGCTAAATATTCAATATATAAACTTTTATATAACGATAAAGAACAGGGAGTGAGTTATGTCCAAAAATGAACGAATGGTGGGCATCAGCCGCAGAACACTCGTTAAATCTACCGCGATAGGTTCTCTGGCGCTGGCTGCAGGCGGTTTTTCTTTGCCGTTTACCCTGCGCAATGCAGCAGCAGCGGTACAACAGGCCCGCGAAAAAGTGGTCTGGGGTGCCTGTTCCGTCAACTGTGGTAGCCGCTGTGCACTTCGTCTACATGTTAAAGATAATGAAGTGACCTGGGTGGAAACTGACAATACCGGCAGCGATGAGTACGGCAACCATCAGGTACGCGCCTGTTTGCGCGGTCGCTCCATCCGCCGGCGTATTAATCATCCCGATCGCTTGAATTACCCAATGAAACGCGTGGGCAAACGCGGCGAAGGCAAATTCGAACGGATTAGCTGGGATGAAGCCCTGGATACTATCGCCAGTAGCCTGAAGAAAACCGTCGAACAATATGGCAATGAGGCTGTATATATTCAGTACTCTTCGGGGATCGTTGGCGGCAATATGACCCGCTCTTCGCCATCAGCCTCGGCGGTCAAACGCCTGATGAACTGCTACGGCGGTTCACTCAACCAGTATGGCTCCTACAGCACTGCGCAAATTTCCTGTGCCATGCCCTACACCTACGGCAGTAATGATGGCAACAGCACCACGGATATTGAAAACAGCAAGCTGGTCGTGATGTTTGGTAACAACCCGGCAGAAACCCGCATGAGCGGTGGTGGCATCACTTATCTTCTTGAAAAAGCGCGCGAGAAATCGAACGCCAAAATGATTGTTATCGATCCGCGATATACCGATACGGCTGCCGGTCGTGAAGACGAATGGCTCCCTATTCGCCCGGGCACCGATGCCGCGCTGGTTGCGGGTATTGCCTGGGTATTGATTAACGAAAATCTCGTTGATCAACCTTTTCTCGATAAATACTGCGTCGGCTATGACGAAAAAACCTTACCCGCAGATGCACCCAAAAATGGTCACTATAAAGCCTATATTCTTGGTGAAGGTGACGATAAAACAGCGAAAACGCCGCAGTGGGCTTCGCAAATTACCGGTATCCCGGAGGACCGTATCATCAAACTGGCGCGTGAAATTGGCACAGCAAAACCCGCTTATATCTGCCAGGGCTGGGGGCCACAACGCCAGGCAAACGGCGAACTGACTGCACGCGCTATTGCTATGTTACCTATTTTGACGGGCAATGTCGGCATCAGCGGCGGAAATAGTGGCGCGCGTGAATCGACCTATACCATTACCATAGAACGCCTGCCGGTGCTGGATAATCCGGTCAAAACGTCAATCTCCTGCTTCAGCTGGACAGATGCTATCGATCATGGTCCGCAAATGACGGCAATCCGCGACGGCGTCCGCGGCAAAGATAAACTGGATGTGCCCATTAAGTTCATCTGGAACTACGCGGGAAATACCCTCGTTAATCAGCATTCTGACATCAACAAAACGCATGAAATTCTGCAGGACGAATCGAAATGCGAAATGATTGTGGTCATCGAAAACTTTATGACCTCATCGGCAAAATATGCCGACATTCTGCTGCCAGACCTGATGACCGTTGAGCAGGAAGATATTATTCCTAACGACTACGCCGGTAACATGGGATATCTCATTTTCCTCCAGCCTGTCACCAGCGAAAAATTCGAACGCAAACCGATTTACTGGATCCTGAGTGAAGTCGCGAAACGTCTTGGACCTGACGTCTATCAAAAGTTCACAGAAGGTCGCACGCAGGAACAATGGTTACAACATCTGTACGCCAAAATGCTTGCCAAAGATCCGGCGTTACCGTCTTACGACGAACTGAAAAAAATGGGTATCTATAAGCGTAAAGATCCCAATGGCCATTTTGTCGCCTACAAAGCATTTCGTGACGACCCCGAGGCAAATCCACTTAAAACGCCTTCCGGTAAGATTGAAATTTATTCCAGCAGGCTGGCGGAAATTGCCCGTACCTGGGAACTGGAAAAAGATGAAGTGATAAGCCCATTGCCAGTTTATGCCTCAACCTTTGAAGGCTGGAACTCCCCTGAACGTAGAACCTTCCCACTGCAACTGTTTGGTTTCCATTACAAATCCCGTACTCACTCGACCTACGGCAATATTGATCTCCTGAAGGCTGCCTGCCGTCAGGAGGTGTGGATCAACCCTATAGATGCGCAGAAACGTGGGATTGCCAACGGCGATATGGTGCGGGTGTTTAACCATCGTGGCGAAGTTCGGCTACCAGCCAAAGTAACACCACGTATTCTCCCTGGAGTTAGCGCTATGGGCCAGGGAGCCTGGCACGAGGCCAATATGTCTGGCGATAAAATCGACCATGGCGGCTGTGTGAATACGCTAACCACTCTGCGCCCTTCACCACTGGCGAAGGGAAACCCGCAGCACACTAATCTGGTCGAGATCGAAAAAATATAACCCACGACAACCATAAATTCTGGCATGACATTTTGTTTGAAAAGCAATAAGTGAGTAATGATGAAAATCCATACCACAGAGGCGCTCATGAAGGCTGAAATCAGCCGTAGAAGTCTGATGAAAACCTCCGCACTTGGCAGTCTTGCGCTGGCAAGCAGTGCTTTCACTCTGCCATTTTCCCAAATGGTCCGGGCGGCAGAGGCTCCGGTAGAAGAGAAAGCGGTCTGGAGTTCCTGCACCGTTAACTGCGGGAGCCGCTGTCTGTTACGTTTGCATGTGAAAGATGACACCGTGTACTGGGTGGAGTCTGATACGACAGGTGACGACGTCTACGGTAATCATCAGGTTCGAGCGTGTTTACGCGGGCGCTCTATCCGCCGACGGATGAATCATCCTGATAGGTTGAAATATCCCATGAAGCGCGTCGGCAAGCGCGGTGAAGGTAAATTTGAACGGATAAGTTGGGACGAAGCCCTGGATACCATCAGTGATAATCTTCGGCGGATCCTGAAAGATTACGGCAATGAGGCTGTACATGTCCTGTACGGAACAGGCGTAGATGGCGGAAACATCACCAACTCAAACGTCCCGTACCGTCTGATGAACTCTTGCGGTGGTTTTCTCAGTCGCTATGGCAGCTACAGTACCGCACAGATCAGTGCCGCAATGAGTTATATGTTCGGTGCCAATGATGGCAACAGCCCGGATGATATCGCCAATACGAAACTGGTCGTTATGTTCGGAAATAACCCGGCAGAAACGCGGATGAGCGGCGGTGGTGTCACTTACTACGTCGAGCAAGCCCGCGAACGTTCAAACGCACGCATGATCGTCATCGATCCACGTTATAACGACACTGCTGCCGGGCGTGAAGATGAATGGCTGCCCATTCGCCCTGGCACCGATGGCGCACTGGCCTGTGCGATTGCCTGGGTACTGATTACTGAAAACATGGTCGATCAGCCATTTCTCGACAAATATTGTGTTGGTTACGATGAAAAAACGCTGCCCGCCAACGCACCACGTAACGCGCATTATAAAGCCTATATTCTGGGCGAAGGGCCTGACGGCATAGCTAAAACGCCGGAATGGGCAGCAAAAATCACCAGCATCCCGGCAGAAAAAATTATCCAGTTGGCACGAGAGATCGGTTCAGCAAAACCTGCTTATATTTGTCAGGGTTGGGGGCCACAACGACATTCCAACGGCGAGCAAACATCCCGCGCTATTGCCATGCTTTCCGTTCTCACCGGCAACGTCGGCATAAACGGCGGCAACTCAGGCGTACGCGAAGGTAGCTGGGATCTGGGGGTAGAATGGTTCCCGATGCTCGAGAATCCTGTTAAAACGCAGATTTCCGTCTTTACATGGACAGATGCCATCGACCATGGTACGGAAATGACCGCGACCCGTGATGGTGTTCGTGGAAAAGAAAAACTGGATGTCCCCATCAAGTTTTTATGGTGCTACGCCAGTAACACATTGATCAATCAACATGGCGACATCAATCACACCCATGAGGTGCTTCAGGATGACAGCAAGTGCGAGATGATTGTTGGCATTGACCACTTCATGACGGCCTCGGCTAAGTATTGCGATATCCTGTTGCCCGACCTGATGCCAACAGAGCAAGAAGACCTTATCTCTCATGAATCTGCAGGGAATATGGGCTATGTGATCCTCGCCCAACCCGCAACCTCAGCAAAATTTGAACGCAAACCCATCTACTGGATGCTGAGTGAAGTCGCCAAACGCTTAGGACCAGACGTTTATCAAACCTTTACTGAAGGTCGCAGTCAGCATGAATGGATCAAATATCTCCATGCGAAAACGAAGGAACGTAACCCTGAGATGCCCGACTACGAGGAGATGAAAACGACCGGGATCTTTAAGAAAAAATGCCCGGAAGAACACTACGTCGCTTTCCGCGCATTCCGTGAAGATCCACAGGCAAACCCGTTGAAAACACCTTCGGGGAAAATCGAAATTTATTCTGAACGACTGGCGAAGATTGCAGATACCTGGGAATTGAAAAAAGATGAAATTATTCATCCCCTTCCTGCGTATACCCCAGGTTTTGATGGCTGGGACGATCCCCTGCGGAAAACCTATCCACTGCAGTTAACGGGCTTCCATTACAAAGCGCGTACCCACTCCAGCTACGGCAATATTGATGTGTTACAGCAGGCCTGCCCACAAGAGGTGTGGATCAACCCCATTGATGCTCAGGCACGCGGTATCCGTCATGGCGATACCGTGCGGGTATTTAACAATAATGGAGAAATGCTGATTGCCGCAAAAGTGACTCCGCGTATTCTGCCTGGCGTTACCGCCATCGGGCAAGGTGCGTGGCTTAAAGCGGATATGTTTGGTGACCGGGTCGATCACGGCGGCAGTATCAATATTCTGACCTCTCACCGCCCTTCACCGCTGGCAAAGGGAAACCCGTCGCACAGCAATCTTGTCCAGATCGAAAAGGTTTAAGGAGTAGCCCATGACCACACAATATGGATTTTTTATCGATTCCAGCCGCTGTACTGGCTGTAAAACCTGCGAACTGGCGTGCAAAGATTTTAAAGTTGGTTACGTATCGTTTAAAATCAATTAGATAGCCCGTCATTTCTGCGCTCACACGTCCCAACATTGAAAAACATGCAAAGCTTTGTAAGCCGATGCAAAGCTTTGTGTGTCTCACTTTTGTCCCAATACCAATCCGAATCCACCCTTTGTCATCATTGAGAAATGGCAAGGAAGAAAAGGATGTTACTGCACGATTTGACAAATCCGCCAGAGCTATCGCATACTGATCGCACTGAACAAATAAGCGGTCTCCGCACCCGATAGCTTTGCGGCTTTTTTATGCCTGCAATTTGGCATAGTTACATCCGTACAAAGGTCGGGTGGAGAGGCGTAATACAACACCCGCAAGGGGAATATGCCCAGAGCTTCTTATTTGGCTCAGTTGACACCCGACCGCCAGCTACTAACTGGCGGTTATAAACTAAACAAATAAGGAGGTCATCATGACCAGTCAACTCATCCCCGTATTCAACGGTTCTATCTCAAACCAAGCAGCCCTTCTATGCAATGCTCGCAATCTACACGCTTTCCTTGGGGTTGGTAAACGCTTTGCATCGTGGATAACAGAACGTATTGCTGAATATGGTTTCGTTGAAAATCAGGACTATATGATTGCTTCCCAAATTCGGGAAGCAAAAGGTAGAGGCGGTCACAACCGCAAGGAATACCACCTCACCCTCGACACAGCCAAAGAGCTTGCGATGGTTGACGACTGCGTCCAATACTGACTATACTCCGCGCCGAGGCCTCGAAAACCTCCCAAAAGCGGATTAAACCAACCCCGTCAGTGTTGGATTTTTTATGCCTGTTATTCAGTGATAGCACAGTGTGCGGTCACATCCCCGATCAATGTCGGGAGGGCGACGAATACAACACCCGCAAGGGGAATAAGTCCGCGGTATCTTTTGGGCCGTTTCGAGCCTCCCGGCACCACATCTTGTGGTGGCATTTCTCGAAAAAAGCCAAAGGAGGTCATCATGACCACTCAACTCATCCCTGTGTTTGAAGGTACAATCTCAAATGAACCTACGCTTCTGGTGAACGCGCGTGATTTGCATGGATTTTTAGAGGTAGGTAAAGATTTTTCTAACTGGATACGGGCCAGGCTAAACGAGTATGGATTCGTAGAAAATTTAGACTACATTCTATTTTCGCCAAATTTGGCGAAAACTCCAGGCCGCCGCCGCAAGGATTACCACCTCACCCTCGACACAGCCAAAGAGCTTGCGATGGTTGAACGTAACGAAAAAGGTCGCCAGATCCGCCGCTACTTCATCGAGTGCGAAAAGAAACTTCGCAACATTCAGCCAGTACAAGCAGAACCACAGCCGCAATTCACAGCCGAGGAAATCATCCTCCTTTGCTACATGCAACTCTGGATGGAAAAAGCCCAGGACCTTAACAAGCAGCTGTACCCCATAATGAAAGAGCTGAACTCCTCATACACGAACAAGCTGTATGACATTGCGTTTGAGACTATCTACATGGTGACGAAGAACAGAGATGTGCTACTGAGAGAGGCGGCACGGCTTGACCAGTCGAGTTTCGTAGTTCAGCGGGCCAGACCAATGCTGAAAAGCCTGCGGGCAAGACAATTTGAATTCTGATACCAAAGGAGCTTCGGCTCCTTTTTTTATACCTGAACGACAACGCCGCTGAAATCGAAGAGTTAATACAATAAAGAGAAGAGCTCAGTACATTAGATAAACATTTTTTATCATTATCTCATTGCCTTTATTCAAAAAAATAGTTACATAACGTTACTAGGTAAAATGCAAACCCTCGCTATTTTTATCAGATTGTATGCCGGTAACTATAACAAAAATCAGAACTGGAGAAGATGTTTTGTCAGCAGCCATTCACCGCATTGAATGGTTGTTTGAAACATTCTCTTCTGTATGTTTATCTTTTTCTGGCGGTAAAGATTCCACTGTACTTTTCCATCTTGTAGCCGAAGTGGCCTACAGGAAGAAACGTCGTTTTTCTGTATTGTTCATTGACTGGGAAGCCCAGTATCAATGCACCATTGATCATATACAGAAGATGCGGATGATGTACCAAGATGTAACAGATACCTTTTACTGGGTTGCACTTCCCCTGACGACAGTAAATGGTGTCTCGCAGTTTCAGCCTGAGTGGATATGCTGGGAGCCCGGTGTAGAGTGGGTTCGACAGCCACCGGAAGATGCTATTACTGATATGGCGTATTTCCCCTTTTACCGCTACGCCATGACTTTTGAAGAATTTGTCCCGGCTTTTTCTTCCTGGTTCGCAAGTAACCAATGTAGCGTGGCAATACTGACTGGAGTCCGCGCGGATGAATCTCTTAACAGATTTATGGGACTGGTTTCCCAACGAAAACTGAGATATGCAGATGATAAACCCTGGACCACGGCGTCACCTGAAGGTTTTTACTACACCATGTATCCGCTGTATGACTGGAAAACCAACGATATCTGGGTATATAACGCTAAAACCTGTGCAATCTACAATCCTCTGTATGATTTGATGTACCGCGCAGGCATTCCTCTACGTAATATGCGTGTCTGTGAGCCTTTTGGCCCGGAACAGCGTAAGGGACTATGGCTTTATCATGTTCTGGAGCCAGAAACTTGGGCACGGATGTGTGAACGAGTATCTGGTGCTGCCAGTGGGGCTCTTTATGCCAATGAAAGCGGGGCCTATTTTGCCCTGCGTAAACGGATGTCAAAACCATCCCATCATACCTGGCGCAGCTATGCGTTCTTCCTGCTGGACGTAATGCCGGAAAGAACGGCTGAACACTACCGCAACAAGATAGCAGTTTACCTGCGCTGGTATCAGAACCGGGGATTCCCGGATGATATCCCGGATGAACAGGAAAATGATCTGGGCTGCCGGGATGTTCCCTCCTGGCGACGTATTTGTAAGACTCTCATAAAGAATGATTTCTGGTGCCGAACGCTCTCCTTCAGCCCCAACAAACCCCGGCACTATGAACGTTACCTGCAGCGTATGAATGAAAGGAGGAAGGAATGGGGAATTCTGTGACACCAGAGGTGGAGGTGCTGAGCAAGATGATTCGACAGTACTTCAGTCAGGAACAATCTGAAGAGAAAACCATACAGGCCCTGAACCATCTCCGCTGCGTACTCCATGAGATCAGCCCCTTTGCTCAAGAACCAGTGGACTGTGTGCTGTGGGTAAAAGCGGATGAAATTGTCGCTAACGATTATAATCCCAATGTCATGGCCCCAAGCGAAAAAAAATTACTGAAACAATCTCTGGAAAAAGACGGTTTTACTCAACCAATTGTTGTTTCGGAAGAAACAAGCCATTACCTGGTGGTGGATGGTTTTCATAGGCAGTTACTAGGTAGAAGAACAGTTACTGGAAAACGCCTGAAAGGCTGGCTACCAGTAACCTGTATTAATCCAGACCGAAAGGGACAAACCTCACGTATTGCCGCGACTATCCGACATAACAGAGCCAGGGGGAAACACCAGATAACCTCAATGTCTGATATTGTCAGAGATCTTTCACGTCTTGGCTGGACTGATGAACGTATCGGAACAGAACTGGGGATGGACCAGGATGAAGTTCTGAGGTTAAAGCAGATTAGCGGGCTAACGGAGTTATTTCAGCAGGCAGATTTCAGCCCTGCATGGACTGTTACATAAAGTTAGGTTAGGCCTGTGGAGCCGGGGAATCGGAATTAAACATCTTCCCTCCCCGGTAAATACAAATAAGGGCTGAACATCATCCCGACTACCTCAGATCACTTAATAATATATCAAGATTATTTTGCGCATAAATGCTATTCGCCATTACTGTTGCTGCTTCTGGCGACTTTCCAAGAGCAATAAATATATCCTTAAGGCTGATTGGAATTGATGAACCATGCGGATCGCGCCACTCACCGCAAATTCTGTGAGTTTCATCACAAAGCCTGAACGCATCCCAACCTCCATATTGACCAAAAATTATGTCCATTGACTCTATTTCTGCGGGCGATAACTCCCCCAGCTCATCAACAGAAGAAAATGTACGCCACATTTCAACCTTATGATCCGCTACATCAGATATCCATGATTCCCACGGACTGTACTCGTTTTCACTTCCATCCTTAACCAAAGAATATGTCTGCGATAAAACGGGTCCTTTGTTCATAGAGAAATAATGATCACCACTAATGGGAAAACCATACAACTCCATTGCTTTGCGGTCAGAGAGATACATCAGCTTAATGAAACGCATAGATCCGCCATGTTTTTTCAGCAAATACGCTGCCATTTACGCAACTTTTTCTTCATTAAACATAAATCGGCTCTCTGTCTCACATGAAATACTCTTTCTGACTATATGTTAATAGCTCCGGTTATTACAGGTTAATGTGTGTTTATTTCTTAATCAGCCCCGCACTTCCGTACGGGGCCATTTCTGTTAATCCACTCCCACTTTTTTGTTGTACTCGCGGTTAAAGCGATCCACGGCAACCTTCATATCCCGCTCTACCGATTTCACCATCGCCGCCTGCTGCGCCAGACTGAGAGAACTGTCGGCATAAATGGCATCGCGCTGTTTGCGCAAATCCTTCAGTCTCTTCCGGGTATCCTGCATAAGCCCGTTCATCAACAATTTTCCGTTGTTCTCGTCAATGAACGCCGTTCTTTCTGCACCGGTCAGACTCTTCAGCTCTGCGTGATACTGCGCAACCTCTGTCATCCGGTCGTACATCTTCTGCTGGTCTGCATACGGCATCACCTCACCCGAAATTTTCCCCAGGAAGGGCACCTGCTGCTCCGGTATATCAATACCGTTCAGCGATTTCACCGCCGCATCTGTGGTTTTGGAAATGAAGCGCCCTGTCCCTCCGGAGATATAGTCAATCCAGAATTTCAGCGATTCCGGTGTGATATCCACCGCGCCGGGACGATACTGGCTGCCACCTGAGAACGCATTCAGCCAGGATGCAAACGCCTTGTACGCTTCTGGCGTTGAACGTCTTCCCAGCTGGCTGTCAGGTTTTGGTGTACCAAACGGCATGTTCTCCTGGTAAATCTGCGCCCCCATGAAGTTTTCGTTCATGGCAAGATTCGCAAACGGACGCAGAATTGTCGGTGCTGCATTTTTCAGCAATGCCCCGGACAGCGTTTCCGACGTCTCACTGCCAATCGGGCTGAATGCCCCCAGGATACCACCGACAACATTACCGGCAGCACGGGACGCCGTCAGGTCACCAGCAGCCACACCTTCAGAGGTATGCCCGAGCAGGAAGAAAACGTTGTACCCGTAAGGCAGAGGAATACTCCAGTACTCTCCGGCCCTGCCCCCGAACATCGATTTCATAATGACGAGGTTACGCTCTTTCACATGATACGGCACCTTGTCGTACCAGTTAACCCCGTCATCATCCTCCCCCGCCACACTGCGGTTAAGCGAGCCAAGCAGATAACCCGCTCCCACAGCTGCAAGCGCGATTTTCTGCGGTACATTGAGATTCTTCCAGCGAAGGCGCTCCGGTAACGGCCCGTCGCCATTAAGATGTCCGAGCGTTCTCACCAGGTTTGCGGTCCCCTGAATGCTGGCGTTGGCAAACATATACAGCGAGTTCATCAGCGCTCCCTGCTCACCACGACGGTTAAAGTTCACCGTCATGTTTTTGGCAAGAGATGCCGCCTGCTGGCGTGACAAACCGGCATCACGGGCGTGTTTATAGGCAGAAAGACGCAGAGCGTTTTCAACCGCGCCGTTGGCATCCTCGACCAGGTTCAGGAACGAATGCCATGCACCGATACTCTGGCCTTTCCATCCTCCCTTCGCCAGCGATACAAGGCGATCCATTTCCTTCTGCTGGCCTTCAAGGTCACCCATGTTAAACCAGCCGGTTTTACCTCCATCCTCAACAAACTCTTTCCACACCTTCTGCCACTGCGCACCGTTGCCCGTGAGGGTTTTACCACGCAGACTGGCGTATACGGCAGACATGGCAGACCGGCTGTCTTTCACCACAGCCAGGGCGGATAAGTTATCCAGCCCTTTCAGTTTACCGTCGCTCCTTCCCTGCTCCGCCTTCAGGTTCATCACCGCCGTCTGCACGTCACGGATGAAGTTACTGACCAGAAATTCCGGGTTATACGACGTGTTCACCGTTGCCAGGAAACGGTTAACTTTCCCCAGCGTACGGATTACGGCGTTACTGGTTTCCGGCCCCATGTTCTTCATCGCACGCATCAGGCGCGGGTCATGGAGTTTGATGTAGTAAGTTTTGCCGTCCTTTTTGGTGGTGAAGTAGCGATCCGCCATCATTGCCATAGGCACCGGACGTTCAACAACTTCGCGACGGGTTTCGCCGGTTTCCGGATCAACACGCTCTGCAATCGCCCGCATGGTGTCCGGTTTGTCATCAGTGAATACCTGCCAGTAATCCTTATCGGGATTATCCTGCACCAGTTTCAGGAAGGCGTTACCCACTTCGTTTTTGCGATTGCGGATCAGCGATTCGCTCAAATCCTGAGTGGAAGGAGACTGTGCGCGGGATGCACGCCCCATGGCCTGCCTGCTTTCACGTCCGCCGATGGTGAAGCCCTTACCTGTACGGGGCAGTGACACCACACCGTCAACATCCTGACCTTTCAGGGGAACGTAGTAACGGTAGGCGTTCTGCCAGGCATCCACCACACCGCTCTCTTCCAGTCCGGCCTCACGGATAAGCTCACGGCGACGGGCCAGCATATCGTCAACAATCCCTGCCAGACGGTCATACTGTGCCTGTTTGCCACTGTTACGCACACGCTGCATGATTTCCGCCGCTTCCGCGTTGGTCATCCCCGAACCGCCGTCCGGCATTTTCGGGTTGATTTTCGCGATATGCGCGTTACGTTCCGGCGCGTGACGGGCGTAGAGGTACTCATCCAGATCGGCCTGCGCAATTTTGTAGTCCGCCAGTAATTTAGCCAGTGGCTGAACGTAGCGCTCCTTCATCACGTTCAGGTCGTTTTCCGCCTTCCCGTGGAAGAGTTCTTCCGCCATATAAGCGTTGTTACTGTCGTCTATTTTTCCGCCAGTTTTACGGATATTCTCCTGAACAGCTTTCAGCACCTGGAATTTATCCTGCATCTGGCGCACAAAACGCGATGCAATTGTCTCTTCCGGTGTCAGACTGCTGGTACGGGAGTAATACGGCCCCTTGCGAATATCTTCAGGATAGAGTATTTTATCTACAGAGCCGCGATAAGAACGCTCCTCTTTGGGCAATTGGAGCCCACTGTACTGAGGGTTATCGCGGCTTAATTTCTCCTTCCGGTAAAGCGTTAATCCAGCCATTTCCATACTTTTCAGCTTTTTCCCGTTTTCCGTACCGTAAACAGATGCCACCTTGTTAATTTCCAGACGTTTATCTGTCGCCTTCATATGCACTGCCGAGACGACCGGATCACCATTTTTATCCATGGCATCAAGCAGCATCACAACCGCATTTCTTTCTGTCGCGGAACGGTAAATTGCATCCGGATCGTGCATCAGTTCCGGAAGTCTCTCGATAACATCCATTGGCACCACATGTTTCACGCCATTGGTAGCCTTCCGCACAGTGTCGCGGGAGATAACCAGCGGCAAATCTGGTGCGCCAAGGTGGCGCAATACCGGCGGCGTACGCCCGATGTTTGCAGTCATTGCACCAGAACGTAACGACTTCATCATTCTGGCAAGGTCATCACGATAACGCTCGCCCTCACCTTCCGGCACTTTGAACGGATCAGGCTTACCGCTACGGGAGTACTGAGACGATGCGCCAGCGCCATCCTCACGCGGCGTGTAACCTTCCCGCACACGCTGGCCTAACGTGCGAATAGTTTCGCGAACAAGTCTGATATCGTTCAGCTCTGTCGGCTTCAGTAACCCCGTGCGACGCAGTACCCCTTTGACCAGGGCAACAACACGCTCCCACGCCGCCACAAATTTATTCGGCTGTTTCTCCGCCATATGTGCCAGAAATTCACCTGCCTGCACTTCCGGTGATTCCTTACCATAAGACGCATCAACCTTACGCCAGGCGTCACGGATGGTGGCGTTATCACTGTCACGGGTTTTCAGTACGGTCTTAATAATCGTCTGATATTCCGCTGGCGTGACTACATGCTCCATTGCATGGTGAATAATCTCGTGACGTAACTTCTCGCGAACGGTCCGCCCGTCAGGGATGTTATCCGCCACCAGGACAATTTCACGTTTATCCGGACGATAGAACGCATGCACCCTGCCGTAACCGTCGAACGATTCACCCGCCAGCGCTTCAGCCTCTTTCTGTGACTTCACCACGCGGACCTTCAGGTCACTGTCCTTAATGCCACTCATCACGCCACGGGCAACCGCTTCAACCTGCGGGACCGGGCTGCCTTTGGCTTCCGCACTGCGGTTAACATCCGAAATGAGATTGCCTTCAGGTGTGCGGGTCACGCCCTTACGGGAATAAAACGCAACGCCCTTGTCCGTCTTACGGGTTTTCAGCGTACTGAACAGGTGATCGAATGCATCACGAATACCGCCATCCAGTTCCGCATTCGTCGGATAAGCCCAGGTGTTATCTGTGTTGTGCTCAGGTGCCTTACGGATATTGACCAGATAATCATTCTCCACGCCAGCCGTACGCGCTTTATCCTGAACATAACGCTCAAAGGCACGCGCCGCCATTTCAACATCCGTTGACCAGTACGGTTTTGAGCGCACCTCATCGAGAAGAGCTGAACGACGCGGCATGTCACTGTTTTTAATGGCCTCAATGACACCTTTAAACGCGTCGTAAACCTCCTGACGCACCGGATATTCAGCGTCAACAAACCTGCCGTCTTTAAATACGCGCTTAACACGCCTGGCTTCCGTCATAAAGTCACCACCTGACGTAATCTTCCCGTCAGTGGAAACATCATAACGACCAAAATAATTATCCAGTGAATGGAACCATTCGTGCGCCAGCGCACCCGGTCCGTTACCTTTTGTCAGGTTGATTGCCACCTCACCCGGCTCATAGTGTGCTGCCGCCTTACCCTTACCACGGGCACCAAATGCCAGGCCAAGACGACCGTTCAGGGAAAGCGCTTTTGTCGGTACATTCAGTACTTCAGCAAGGTCATGCAGCGAGTCATAAGCCCGGTTCAAATCAGCCTGACGACGCGGACCTTCCACGTAGTTACCAAACTGCACACCACGAAAACCAAACGCATCGCTGAACTGCTTCGGTAAGACATCACCCTTGCGGCGTTCTGGCCCGGTACGATCGCGGTTGGTGGCGTTACGCTGCTCCTCACGGGAAATCTCACGCATCTCCTTCACATGACGAACAAGCTCATCACGATGTGAATCAATGTACTTACGCGCATCACTGGCTGACTTAAAGCCACCTCTCACCCGCATTTTGTTTTTGCCGTAAGCAATAAAAATATCGCCACTGCGGGTATTCCGGTATACGTCAAAGCTGATTTTGTCATCCGGTGACGGTGCTGTTTTTTCATCACCTTTCGCCTGTGATTTTTCCTCCTGCTCTGCAAACCAGGCTTTTGCCTTTGTCAGTAATTCATCCCTGCTTTCCGAGAAAAAGAGATTGCTCCCCTTATTGTCCTTATTGCGCAGTGAATAAAGTTTCCGTGGCGGATCGTAACGTTTCCCTCCTGCCGCCTGATACACACCGGATACCACCCGATAAGCAGAAGCCTTGTCTATCTGCGAGGGTGGCAGCGTGCGTAACAGTTGCCATGTGTCCGCGTAACGGGCGGGCATTCTGCCTTCCATCCACTCAGCAAGCCGTCCGGCAGTCACTTTTCCTTCCAGCATTCCCGCCACACTTGTGCGGATGCTCTTTACACTCTCCACCCACTTCACTGCATTGAGTTTCGTTTTCGCGGGAATATCACTGCGGTACAGCGCAATCATTGCCAGTGTGTCAGCGTCGGCCCCTTCGTTCGCCAGTTTTGCGTAGTCCGGTTTCGGGAACAGTTTGCTCAGCGGTTGCGTGACATAATCCCTGTCTTCCAGCGTTTTACCCAGTGTTTCGGCAAGCTGTGCATAACGGTGTTTTGCCGCGCCCTTAATTTCTTCACCAAAGTCTTCAATTTTCGCACCACGCGCCTGCTGGTGAGTGCTCGGTTTATCTACCGGCATCGGCACCTCAGTATCCGGAACATCGGTTATGGTCTGGCGATTATCCCCGGTCTGTCTGCGTGCTTCTGCCTGCTGTGCCAGTTCCGGAAGGGAGTCACGAACCATACGAGGGAGTGATTCAGGCTGTGGCATATCAACCCCACGCTGACTTTCAGGTGCAGGAAGTCCTTCACGCACTGGTGCTGTGGCGTTCTGCTCATCCGGTGACGGCAGACCACGACGAACCGGTTCGCCCTCCAGTATTTCCCCCCGGCGACCAGCGGCATTTTCCGGTGCCTGCGCACGTCCTTTCTGGAAACTCTGGCCCTTCACCTCACCGGTTGTGGTAAAACGACCACCACGTCCGGCCTGATTTTCATCCGGCGTACGCGCCACTTCTCCTGGTAACGGATATCCCTGTCCGGGATGAATATCACCGGGAGCGGGAAGGCGTGGACGCTCAGTTAACTCCTGTGCTGTCGGACCGGCATCACCTTCAGCCATCTGTGAACGTACAAGCTCCTCTGCCGTCGGCGCGTTGCCACGGGCAAGGCGGGCCTGCACTTCTGTATCATCCCCCGTGAAACCACGGAATCGCGGGTCACGCATGAACGCGGGCTGCTCCATCGGTTCAGCATCAGCAATACGCTCTCCGTCAGCCAGGGTGTTAATGGTCTCCGTTGCCACATCTTCAGAGAACGCAGGATTATCCATTTCAACGGCATACTGATTCTCACCTTTCTTCACTACGGACGGTTTCAGGCCGGTGGCGCTGGCATTGCGAAAAACATCGCTACCCATGGCGCTTTTCTCATCCGTGAAATAACGGTTGTCCGGACGCACCTTTTCAATGCGTTCCGCTGGTCTGGACGCACCACTCCCGTTAATTTCAATACGAACTTCATCCGGATCGCGGAACCGCACCGTCGGATAAATACTCCCGTCGCCATCATCTGTATTTTCTGGCTGTGCCTCCGGTCTGGCCTCCTGCTGAGGGCGAAGCACATCACGGATAGCCTGTAACTGCTGCTCTTCAGTATCAGTACGCCCTTCCTTCAGGCTGAGTTTTCGGTATTCCTCAAGCAGTTCAGGACGCGGCTTCGCCTTCAGCTCATCCATCACCGCCTGTCGCTTCGCCTGTTCGTCCAGTTCATTTAATAACTGACTGGCGGCTTCCCGGCGATGAACGGCAGACGCGTCTCCCTCCTGAGCCATATCCGCATCAGCATACTGTTCCAGAAGCTGCTCGCGGTTCATGCCCTGCATGGATTCACGATGCTGTGCCACCGGATCAACCGGTTCGGGTTGCGGAGCCGATTCGTCCTGAGGAACGCTTTCAGCCTCACGCATGGCGGTTTCTTCTGCGGCATGACGTCTGCCACGATATCCGGCAACCGCACCGAATGGTGCCCCCATCGCAGCACCAAGGGCTGCACCTTCGATCGTTGCGTCAGCCACGCCCTCCCCCGGTGACACATCCATTCCGGCGGTCTCACGCAATGCCGTGTTTTCCTGATAGCGTGAATAGCCACCCTGCGCCGCATTAATCGTCCCCTGTTCCGTGGCATTTCTGACAATGCCGCTTTTAACGGTCTTCGCCGTGCCCCGCATCGCCAGATTAAGCAACTGAGCATCGCCCAGTTTTGCCGCCATGGCATTCACAGCCAGCAATTCAGGATCTGTTGCCAGCTGCGCGCGCACCTCATCGGCAACACGCTCTTTTGCCAGATCCATTTTCTGGCGATCAGTAAGCTGTGCGTGCTGCGGATCTGCATCAATTGACAAAAACATCTGCTGAAATTTCGGGGACTTCGCCAGCTCAGAGTAATCCGCGTTAAGAACAGAGTCTGCTGCTGCCATTGCACTCTGCCCCTGTGCGCTGGCTGAGGAATGGGTGATCAGGCCTGCCTGGAATAAATCCGGCATTTTTTTATCGACAGCTTCTGCTGCCAGTGCGGTAGCTCTTTCCGGCTGCATCCCTGCCGCAATGTATTTTTTCTCCAGCCCGGCGGTCAGCATTTTTCGCAGAGTGACTTCACCCAGCTTTTTAGTCACACCGCCTGCAACCATATCAGGTACAAGGGCACCAATCAGGTTTACGCCCTTCGCCACCCAGACCGCAGAATCATCATATCCTTCAGTCATCGGTGTATTCAGCGCCCGCTGCGCCCCCGGCGACATCTTGCCAGTCAGCCATTCATCCGAGGCTTTAGCGCCGCCACTGACTGCCTTGCCTGTGACCTTCAGACCTTTACCGACAATATCAGTAACCGCATTTTTTCCATCAGGCAGAGTGTCGATGACCTCATCCGCCCCCTTGCTGCCACCGACAAAAATATCCTGAACAGTTGCGACTCCCGGCAGCCCCATACGGCTGAACTCATTTAAAATACGCGCCCCTGTTTTTACCGGGCTCTGAATCATCGCATCACCGAGTCCACGGGCCATTTCCCCTGCCCCCCGGACGGACTGGGCGACACCTTTCCCCATAGTTGGCAATACATCGCCCAGGCTGAACGACGTGCTGTTGTCCTTCCAGCGATTGGGATCGGAGAAAAACGCATCATAGCGGTCAGTCTCGCCCGGCTGCTGAATGTTCAGGCTGTTGCGGTTCTGGTTGCCAAATTGCGCTTCAGGGCGCTGTTCATCGGAATAAGCCATACAGACTCCATAAAAAAACCCGGCACAATGACCGGGTATCAGGAAATAGTATTAACGGGAATGGTGAATTACTGCGCGTAATTCTGTTTCAGACCACGGATAAACTCAGATGCAGAGGCCGCACTATCATCTCTGGCCTGTTCCCCCCTGGCCTTTTGAATACGGAGAAAATTCGCATACCCGTTCTCCAGCAATTTCTGATTCTGAGGCTCCAGCATTTCTGGCTGACGGGAAGCAACTTCTCTGGCGAATGCCTGCTTATCCGGATCATCACCCGCCCAACTGGTAATCCCTTGTTGAATTTTTTGCTGCTGAATTTTCTGCTGATGTTGCGGTGAACCAGTTGCAGCGTAATACTCATCCACCGCCGCCTGAGCATTCCCGCCGTTCTTGATCGCTTCCGCCGCTACACTGCTGGCTCCTTCCTGAAGTTTCGCCAGAGAAAGTCCCTGCTGCTTCGGCGTGAAATAGCCGAAATTTTTCGAAATTTCCGCGAATTTACTGCGATCCCTGACAAGCTCAACAGCCTTATCAACAGGCACCGCCAGCACGGTTTGATCATCAGGATGTGCACTGCCGTATTCTGTTACAGGTTTATGCGCGGTGGAGCCATCGCTGTATGTGAGATCAAGGCCAATAAGTACGTACCCTTCCTGCTGCGCCGGTACGATACTGCCAATCCTGGCCTCTTTTATCGTCTTTTTCCCGGTTGAATCGGGCATGCCAATACGCTGTTGCAGTTCCGGGGCAAACACACCAGAAAGCGCATCAAGACTTTCCGGGGTATTGAGTGAAGCGATCGCCCTGTCCGGCTTGTCATCAAAGATTTTTTGCAGGTTGTTCACGGCCTGACCCGCTTTCGCTACATAGCCATCATTCGCCATCAGCCTCAGCGGATTACCCTCTGACAACTGGCCGTAAAGACGCATTGCTGCATCCCGCTCGCCAGCATCCACAGCCTTTCCAAGCGCCGCCATCACAGGCTGATCGCGCGCCAGCATATCGTTATACTCAAGCCGTCGCTGGTTGTATTTCTGCATCCGGAGTCGCTGCTGCTCCATACCCAGCGACGCATTCCGGTAATTCTGGTTGGCGTTAAATTCACGTTCTTTAAGCGCATAATCACGGTCATCAACTTTGGCTTTGTAATCAAAGTCACGCTGATCAACGTTTTTATTATGTTCAAACTGCGACTGCGCAAACTCAAAATCTCGCTCGTTATTTTTCTGTTGCTGAGCAAGCTGTGCTTCTCGCAAACCAAGCTCCTTACGACGGGTCATTGCCTGGTCAACCGTGCTGAATCCGGCAAGTAACCCCTGTGCAAATCCGCTCATTCACCACTCCTTAAAACAACGAGCCAGCAAGACCACCTATGACAGCACCAATAGCCGCACCGGGGAGACCACCAACGGCAGCGCCCATAGCCGCCCCCGTACCAATGCCCGTACCGATATTCTGCTTGTTCTGCGCTTTCTGTTGCGCCGCCATCTGCTTGTTAGCAGCCTCAATTTCTTCACGTCGCCTGTCGGCGTCACTTATTCCCTGTAATGCCTCACGCCGTGACTGATTCGCAATATCCAGTAAACCGTATCCCATATTTCCTCCTTAAGCTGACACCAGTTGTCCGCCAACACTCAGTTGCTGTCTTGCAGGTGCAGAAGCCCCCGTCAGTATGTTCATCTGACGATCCTGCTCTGCTTCACGGATACCATTTTTCGCGCCAGCAATTGCCAGGGCATTACGTAACCCCAGCGTATTACTGTTGGGATTATCAGGTCGGTTAACGCCATATCGTGCCATCTGGTTATCCTGCGCCATCTGCGCTGTACGGAGACTGGAAGTGGCAAGGCCGCCCACCCGGGCAAGCTGCGCATTCATCAGGCTGTTGTTCTCGCCAAGGTCAGCCAGCCTTGCCACGCGGGGCAAATATCTGGTTCGCCAGTCGTCGTATTGTTGGCGTGTCAGCGCTGCTGACGTCTGCCAGTCACCCTGTGGGCGGGCTGCTCCTGAATAACCAGCCCTTGCGAGAGTTTCGTATTTACCGTACTCCATAATCACAGTCTCCAGTTCTGAGCCTGATGCTGAATGGCATTAGCGCCGGTGCCAGGTGTTTTAGCACCGCCACTTCCTCCGCTACCGCCAGCCTTATGCATCGCATATGCACCAACCGCACCCAGACCAGCGCCAACAAGAGAGGCTCGCCCCTGCTGTTTCGTAAACGCAGCCTGTGCGTCCGATTTGGCTTTTGCCAGACTGCTGTCAGCCAGGGAGTTAAAACTCTGTAACGCATCTGCCTTCTGACCGGACCCGAGAGCCGCAACATCCTGTAGCCCGGCAATATATTTATCTGCCTGCGATACCTGCCCCCGTGTGGTCGTGTCAATCTGCCCGATCACCTGGTCGCTTTGATTTGCATCCATTACTGCATTAAAACGACCACTGGATGGGTCAACGCCGGACTGAGCAAGATTACCCGCCAGCTCCCTTCGCGCTTCACCAAACTGTTTCTGATACCCAAGATTTGTTGTGCCTGCGATATTTTCGTACTGCTGCTCACTGTTAAGGTCATCGACCTTTTTCATGAAGTTATCTTCTGCCGGACGGAGAATATTTTTGTAATCCTGCCACCCTTTCCAGGCCACCTCTTCCTGTGCTATTTGCGCTGCTGTTGGTTTTACTTTGGTATCACCACCACCTTTACTTCCGCCCATAATGGCTCCTCAGATAACAAAAAACCCTGCCGGAGCAGGGTCAGAATGTGAATTGCAATGTGGGTTTACGCTCGATGATGAATACAGTGGCAGTCAGACTGCTATCCTGAACACCATGAAGCCATCCTCATCATCCGGCATTCGCTCAAAGCCCAGACGTTTTCCCAGCCGGATAAATCCTCGTCTTGCCGTATGAAATTCGGCCCAGCGTCCGCCAGCCAGGCGGGTTAATGTCTTCACCTCCGGCAGATAACGCTCAACACTCTTACTCCCCGTACACACGCCCAGTAACACCAGAACATAAGGGATACCATCGTCACTGAGCACAGAACGCAGCACCAGAAAACCATCCGGCGCTTCAAAGCAAAACGCCTGCTTTTTAAGGCAGGCGTCTTTAACTTCATTCATAAATTCAGGGTTGCGGGAATTTCTCACAACACGCTGCATATACCGGAGAATTTTGTCGTCCATTCTCTCACCTGAAACGGGTGCCATATCGGCTGAACCTCAGCAACCAGTTGACGGGGACTTTCGTCCCCGTCGCGGTTTTCCTACTGCTTACACTGTAAGAACGCCGCAAACTCCGCTCCCCACAAATTCAGCCGGAACTCACACAGCGAACCGTGTAACATCCAGATGGTGAAGATTACCGTCATGCAAATTGTGACGGTGATAAGCGATTTTTGCGACATAGCGCTTGCCTCCTGAGTGGAGAGGCGCTAACCTTCTACTTGCTTAAGGTATGATGGTTAGGGCCTCGGGTTAACATTAAAGTTGACTCGGGGCCTTTCCACATCAGGCCTTCAGGTTCACCTTCCAGCCATCAGCCGAAAGGCACCCGCGCATAATCTACGATTTTTGCCCTGCACGGGCAACAAAAAACCCGCTATCACAGCGGGTTATGACATGTTGTCGGGTATTACTCAGAATTTCAGGCCAATGCCTACAATAACCCCACTCGTGCGCCAGTCACCGGATCCGGAGCTTTCATACGCGACATCCATAGCAACACTTTCATTCAGGTTAAATTGTGCACCAGCAGCCCATGCAAGTGCTGTTTTTTTAGTACTCTTGCTTTCAGAAAAACTACCGGCACCATGATTAAGATTGTCGTTAATTTTCAAGTCAGTGGTGACTTTTGCACCCCCCATACCAGCCATTGCATACACACTGAGGTATTCGTTAAACCGCCACGAAGGACCGGATAGTAGACTCCAGTAATTAGCCCTGATATCAGTTCTCGCTGAAGCTGCCGGATTTTTAACCTCTCTGGATTCATCTCCTGGGTTAATATCAATAAATGCCTGCGCATTAGTCATAGAACGCGCCCATGTAAAAGATGTTATAACACCAATCTCATCCGTTATCTCATAACGATACCTGATGCTCATCCCCTGAGGAGATTTGCCTTTGCCATCATGCCCCCGGACAGAAGCATCTGCATATTCGCCTGAATTGAAGTAGTGTCTGTTTGTAAAACGGTTAAAAGTATCAAGATTATAAAGACTTAAATCCTTAACAAAATTGTTCAGTCCAGAGAGCTGAAGATGAGCGTATCCGAAAGAAACTGTACTGTCACCTTGTGCTGCACAGGCAGGGGCTGCTACAAAACTCATCACAAAAGTTGTGCACGCAAAAATAATTCTGGTATGTTTCATTTTTAGACTTTTCCTATAATAAAATAACCCCGTATTATCTAAGATGAATTTAGTTTTATTACTTAATATTCATACTGACAGGCATATCAGTCATATATTGATGAATTAATGACCAGCACTTTATCTATATACGGCTTCCGAATATCCCATGTTGCACGACCGGAATAATGCTCACAGGAATATATTTTATTTCCTGTAGCCCCCGTTGATGTGGTGTAAATCGGTCGGTCATAAGGTGTACGCTGCCAGTTATAATACCCAACCAGTGCAGGCATAATTGCACATGGATATCCGAGATCTTTTTCAAATTTGATATCAACAGGTATTAACTTCGCGTCAAGCAGCATCATTTCGCCATGGTAAATCATCTCACCCGACGGGTTATACATGGCAATACCATACTCAGAAGGTTGAGTAACCATATTCGCAAAAGCATAAACAGTCGTAACACCAGGATTCGTTCCCCTGACAATTTGATGAAGCCTTAAGGCATGATATCCATCAATCTGTTCATGTGTGTACATGACATCGGCCTTTTTCTCTGTTCTGATAAAGAAAAAACAACTTTTTCCTGACGGGATTGATGTTTTAAAAAAAGCCTTCTCAGTCGCCGGAATAGTTCCCTTATTGATCAGACACTGAGGCGTAAACCCCGGGCTTATCCACAAGCTGCCATCTGGTTTCGTAATGCTTAAACCATACATACAACTCCCCCCCAGAATGTATAAATATATGACCCCATCCCCTGCTCAAGATTCGACCACGTCACCGTATTGCCATTAATGGTTATCTTCGGTACTTTCCGGTCCTTAAATACATTATTCCACGGAAATAATGAACAGACTGCCTGTAATGTTTTCCCTTCTGGTTTATTCGTATACGTTTTTGATCCCGACTCCGCCGTAAACCTGTCCAGGAAAAATATGGGAGTAAGCACGCCCGTAACATTAACATTGTTTCTGTTGTATATTGCAAAACCATATTCTGCCAATGTCAGCCTCCGGCTCAGCTTAACCTGCCTATGCGAACAGCCAGGCGTCCGTTCTGGTCATAAACTTCAATTTTATCATTGCGGATCACCAGCCCAACATTCTGATTAGAGTAACGAATTGTCAGTTGCCCCTGCGACGTAACACTAAAAAGGCCACCAATATTCAGGTTACCCTGAGAATCAACCTGAAAGTTCCCGTTCTGAATAACAGCACTACGGATAACAGGCGACGTGATACTTGCCCCGGCTTTTACTTCATCTGCCACAACCTTCCGCGACACCAGTGTTTCAATCACCGCGTCATAAATCATCGCTTTCGGGATCACGACCTTGCCACCTGATACCGCAAACGGATAGGCGGTGTTATCCGGGTTGTTCGGGTCAAAGACAAACAGCTGCGACGCAGAAATTGCAACCTGACTTACAGGCCTGCCTTCACTGTCTTTTCCGGCGACAATCCCGATCCCCGCAGTGATGCCATCAACTCCCGCTTTTTTTGACCACATCGCAAGGAAGGCCTCACCGCCTTCTTTATCCAGTTTAGTGATGCGCTTGTCGACCTCATTAAGCGATTCACTGGTTGACGAATCCAGTGTGCTAATGCGGGTTTCAATACCACCAATCGTTCTTGTCGTTTCTTCCCTGAGAGTCCCCACAACTTCGGTTGTCTTAATTGCAGCATCCTTTACAGCCTGCCCCTGCGCGTTTTTTATTTCCTTGCGAAGCTCTTCTATGACGGGAGACTTCGCCGCCTCTTCTTTTATCTGGTCAATCACCGCCTGAACTGATATCTGTGTCTGTGCTGCCACGCCTGCCACTGCGTGCCACGGCCCTTTAACGCCTGCGGCATTCACAAACCTGATCCAGTAAAATCCCGACCATCCCGGATCAACCGGATCGCCGTAGACCTGCCCAGGCGTCGTGGCAACCAGCACGGCATCAGCAAGGTCATCCTCCGTACCCCGCCAGATTTCAGTCAGTGAATGGCCGCGATAATTCGGCATATCCCATTCAAGCAGTACCGAGCCAAATCCCCCTGTCGCCTTAAAATTCTGAGGTTTCGATGGGAAATCAACGACCATTACAGAGCTGTCCATCTCAATCCCCGGATTAAGGGCATATGCGGCACCACCTGAAGTCCGGCGACGGGCCAGCTTCAGACCGACCAGTTCTTCACGGGTTACAAAAGCATGACGACCATCGCCACGTTGTCCTGTCCCTATCTCCATATTTTCCACAACCGCAGATAAATCCTTTCCTGCGCGCCACGGTTTTTTTGTCATACCGGCAGCTCCGACATCGATGTACTGAGTGTGATACGTTCAACCTGACCAAAACCAGAAACCAGCATCTGCCAGTTTTGCCCGGTTGCAGCAGGTAACCTCACAACGCGTCCTGAAAAGCTTCCTGGTGCAAGGTGAATCACCGGCACATCATCAGCCAGCACAGTAATTCCCACCCGCTCTGGCGTCGGAGACTTCACCCTGAGACAGGAGAAAGAGGTTCTTTCCGGAAGGGAAAATACCTTTGAATGCCATCTGATTGTCGACGGCAAACTCCCTCCGGCGATCGCAGACATGTTTTGTCCTGATACCACCCGCATAACATCGTTAACCAGGTCAACACATGCGCAGTCAAAAGGTGTACTGAGGTAGCGGATATCCATACCTGCCGGGTTGAAGACAAACACATCCTGCTTACCATCCGGTTTCGTGTAACAGGCAATGTATTCACCACGCCAGGGATAAGCCACAATGGAGGCCGGATTAAACTGACTCTGCCACTGTTCCGGCGAAATAATCTGCTCCGTCGCCAGAGCGGCATTACCGTTTGCATCAACAGACACCAGGCCATTTGTTCCTGCATACAGCACAAAGCCCTCCATCGCGACCATACTCCGCCTGCTCAGACACGCCTGCATTGAAGGGATTCTGGAACCAGAAATTGTGGACGGTGAGACCCCACTGAACAAATAAGGCTCACCCTTTGTCGCCACCACCAGTGATGTTCCGAGCGGACAGATAGCCACAATATCTTCTGCCGTCGTGTGACGATTCACTTCCGGCCATGCATACGGCAGATACGCTTCCGAAAACATCACTTCATTACCGGCAAACCCGGCGGCAATACCGTTAGCCATCAGGCAAAGGCCTGTCATATTCTCTGGCGGCGGCAGGTAATCCCATGTCGCCAGCGAAGGTCCAAGATTTTTCGCCGGTATTTTATCCGTGTAACTGAGCACGGATGCATCCAGTTCAGCCACGAGTAAAAAATCGGCTTCTCCTCCCCCTGAGGCAGAACGATAAATACGACGACGTTTAATACTGGCATTCTGCAATGGCACCGGAGCCAGCGTCAGTTGTACCGCAGTTCCCGGAGTACGGAGTGTTACCTCCAGAGACGCCGGACCTGGCGGACCTTCTTCACCATAATCTGAGACAAAGGTTTCCGTATAAAACCGGGTTTCATCATCATTCGGGTTATCGTCAGAAACATCACCGCCCTGCTGGACAGTACAGACAGGAGCTGTCGTCGGCGCGGGGATCCCAAGACGATACGATGATGTCGGGTGATTCCCGTCCCCTTTTGTGGCAATGGTCGCATCCGTCACTTTAGGAAAACGCCCGTCAGTGTAGTAAATACGCCCGTGGGGGTCCTGAGCGATCGGACTGCGGATCACATCCACCACATCCGACCATGCAAACCAGAAATCGTCACGGTAATGAAAAATTGTTTTTGGCTTAATTGTGAATGTTTTCTCAACCCCGGATATCTGACGTTCTGGTGTAATAACACCAAACCGGAAATGGCAGTCCTCCGCCAGTACAGCGGAATGCTCGGGCAGCATGGATGTCACAACGCGCGGCATCATCCCACGCATCGTGGTGATATCGATATAGGGCATAGAAATTCCTTTGACTGCTTCAGGCTTAAAAATCAGGGGATTTATGATGGAATTCGCTAAAATCGCGATCGGTATCACTGCAACAGAGTGTTGCTATGATATTCTGGACAAGACGTAACAACTCACTAATTGTTATCAAACGTCTTTCTTCTGGTCGGGGAGCATGTTGCTCCCCTTTTTTTACTGCATTCCCACCGCAGCTGTAGCAACAAGAGCCAGCACACCACCAAGCCACACAAACAGCATGAAGCACATTGCGCCTGTGGTGTAACGTTTTCTTCCGATTGTCCGGCATCTCTCTTTATTCATCATCTGCACCTTCTGAACTATCAGAAGATTCTGCGCATCCGGCAGGACCGCCATCAGGCACCAACAAGCCGTCTGACG